TACTAATTCATGGGGAATCCGAAAGTGCGGGTGCCACGAACCCAAAATGCATGCCAAAAATGCCATATGTCAAATCAGTAGCATACACACAAAGATTTCACGAACATTTCGTCAGAAAAAGTCCGAAATCTCTGAGTTTTCACCCTGCAAAGAGACTCTAATCCTAAGTCGACCGAAATAAACTCAGAACATGGCGAAAAATCGCTGATTTTACGCTTTAGAAGTGATACGAGTTTGAAGACCATGGTAAAACGATCCCATGGCACTACATTTCTACGAATAGTAAAGTTATGCTCCACTACACAAAAACCAAACGATTCCCGTAGAACGAGATCGCTAACTGCGGCCGACCCTCTCGATCGCGCGTGCACGCGAGATCGCGCTCGAACAAAGGTTTGGCACTACGAAAAGTTCCGATTCCACCAAATGCAACGCGAGCGCGTGCATGCGCGATCGGGAGGCTCCACCGCCTTAGACTCGCCGCCCACCGGCGCGACCCCAGGTAGTAGCAGAAAATCCTCGTCATAAAATCCGCCTAGCGTCCCACAGAAAAATCCGGTAGACTTCTAGTCGCCGAAACGGGATCCGCCGATTTCGTCAAGGCCACCGGGCGGGTGCGGGATCAACCAAGGGTCCTGGTAGTGTCCCCGAGGAAGATCTCGCATCTCGCCCGGTTCAGCTTCACCGACACTACCACCAGAAAGGCACAATGGCAACAGTCAGCAAAGTAATCTCCGGCGGTCAAGACGGAGCGGATCTGGCAGGTCTCATGACCGCGAGACTTCTCAACATTCCCACCGGCGGGCACATGCCAGCTGGATACCGCACGCGCAGTGGCAGCAAGCCTGAGTATGCGAAGCGGTACAAGGTGGAAGAACACGGCAGCAAGGACTATCCGCCGCGCACACAGGCCAACGTCGCGAACAGCGATGGGACGATCCGGCTTGCCACATCTTTCAAGACGCCGGGCGAGAAGTGCACGCTCAAGTACATCTTGATGTACAAGAAGCCGTACATCGACATTCGCATTCACGAGTACGAGCCACATCCACCAGCCACTGATCCAGTTTTCAGGATCCGTGTGCAGCCCAGTTCCGTAAGGAACTGGATCGAGAAGCATCAGATCAGGACCCTGAACGTTGCCGGAAACGCCGACCCGCGCATCGAGGCAGAGGTCATCCGATTTCTGACGGAGGTGCTGCGATGAGTGAGTCACACAGTGGTGAGCCACTGCCCATCACGCTGAGGGACATCGAGCGGCTGCTGTTCGAGACCCGCGAGTGCATTCACGATGACGAGCAAGGCATCGGTGGGTGGTTTGAGAAGCGCGGGTTCGACTACGAAAGCATGCGAGCGTTTTACGTTGGCCTGCTCGCGGCCACCACGATGCAGATTGCGCGCATCGAGCATGCCGGCGGTGACGGCGGTGAGGCTCTGTTTGAGTTGATCCTCACGACGTTCATCATCGGCTGGGTCATGAAGGAGCAGTACGGTAAGGGTCGCCCATGACCCGTACCTTGCCTCCGCCACCACCGAACATCTGCGACGTCTGCCACGGCGAGAGCAAGGGTGCGGTGTACGTTGGCGTAGCAGCAGTGCCGGCGGCTCCGATGAGCGTGGCGTGGTGCCAGAACTGCCTACACGTGAACGCGATTCCGCGCCACGTCGCGGAGTACTGGCTGTTCGCGGAGTTTGACAAGCAGCAGTATCCCGATGGTCCTGTCATGCGCAAGAAGCCGCCACGGCACTTTCCGCTCGCCGACTGGGCCGGTGAGTTCAAGATCTGGCTGGGACCGGTCGCCGAGTATGCGAAGCTGAAGGATTGCTACAAGACTCTTTGGAAGCACGAGTACGAAAGACAGGGAGGAGACGCATGAGCTTCAAGGTCAAGCTCAACTACCACAACCTGCCACCAGGTGTAGACCCACGAGCAGTGGACCCACAGCAGCTTGCATTGGCCACCGCAGATGCGGCTGCCGAGGCTTCCGCTCGAACGGCAGGTGTACCAGATCTCGTGTACCACATGGTGGAAAGTCTCGAGGTCAAGCTGCCGCACAACATGACGCTGCGCATCTTCGAGACTGACGAGGACTACGCGATCGTCATGGAGGTCGAGGGTGAGGAGCCGTATGCTCTCGAGACGGTCATGAAGGAAAACGATGCCCCATCCTAACACCAGTCAGCCACCGCATCCATTCGAGAAGCGGTTCTACACATTGGCATGGATGCTCATCAGAGAGCGGTTCCGCAAGACACCCAAGCCACCGCCGATCCCACCGCCGACGGGTGTACCGCCGGTCAAGAAGATCCGCTAGGCTTCCGGCACACTAGTGGAAGGAGACAGGCATGTCTCGTAACGTCAGGGTGGTCCGCACCGGCTGGGGCCACTATACCACAAAGCCAGGGGGCCGCTGATGTTCAAGCTCACCGGCTCTGGTGGCTACCGCAAGGCGAGTGGCGGCTCAACCGTCCCTCGCGTGAATGCTGCGCAGCTGAACCGCGTCGCGTTCGCTCCGGTCCCGACAAGAGGTGCGTGGGTGCCCGAGACCATGCAGGAGCAGGGTCAGGATGCCAACACTCCTCGTGCTCAGGGACTGGAACAGATCTACCGCTGACGGTCATGGCTGCTCGGCGGCGCAAGCCAATCAAGATCAAGAAGAGCAGACAGGGATCCTTGCGGCGTGCCACCGGCACGAAGAAGGGCAAGAAGATCCCCGTCAGCACCTTGCGTCGGATGAAGAGGTCCAAGTCACCGGCCATGCGCAAGAAAGCCACCTTCGCGCTCAACGCACGGAAGTGGCGCAAGACCGGTGGGAGGCGCAAGCGCAGATGAACATCGGTGTCTTCGGCTGCGACCCTGGCGGCCACACAGGCATTGCCTGGGGTGTGTTCAACCCGCACGCCAAAGGGGGAGCAGCCGAGGCACTGAAGTCCAAGATGTGCGACGGTAGCACGACCATCGACGGAGACGCACGCTCCCAGATACGGCAGATCGTGAAGCTGTGGCAAGGCTTCTACCGTGAGTGCGTGTTCGTGAAGCAGCTGCCGCCTGAGAACGTCTGGTTTGTGATGGAGGACTTCATCTACAAGCCTGGGACGATCTACGGCGGCGAGTCCTCTGAGATCAGTACGCAGATCATCTGGGGAGTCGAGGGTTACAGGATGGGCACAAAGGATGAGTGGTCGAAGCACAAGCGAGGTGCGTTTGCCACTCATATGCCCGACATGATCCTGCAGACCGCTGGTGAGGCCAAAGGCTACTGCACAAACGACCGAATGAAGGAGTTTGGCATCTGGGTGCGCGGTCGTGAGCATGAGCGTTCGGCATGGGCCCATATCGCAACCTTTGTGGCCCGGTACATAAAGCAGCACGGGACCAACGGTCGCTGATCCTCCCGATCGCGCGTGCATGCGCGCGCTCTCCTGCGCCCGCGCGCTCGTACGCTCGCGCGCGCGCGTGCTCGCGGCGCAGGCGACCAAATCCGCCACGCTCCTGCAGGTTCAGGTAGCGTACCCACCCAGTCATGCCGTCCAACTTCCCGAGGAACGATGCCTACCCAGACTGCCTTCCGCAGACCTGGGTGCCCATCGCACTCGGAGCAGGTCAAGAGCCAAATGCGTATGGTCATGACGGGTCCTTTGAGTGGGACAGCGGCGCTGATGCCGGTACAACCGTAGATCCGCTTTCAGTTCGCCGCAATGGCGAGCCGATCACGTTCATCTCGCGTTGGCCGGAGCGCTGGTGAGTCCTGAGGAGCGCAAGAAGCGAGGTCGGCGCAGCGCCACCACCCAGGCTGCCTCAAAGGGTGGCTTCAAGCTTCCCGGCGCGACGCAGAAGCCGCCAAAGGGCAAGAAGCCAGTCCTTGGTACGAACAGGACTCGCAAGGCTGTGGGCGGTCAGTTCTGTGGCGCCAAGAAGCGCGAGGGTGGGACCTGCCTCCTCGCCGCAGGCTGGGGCACCAATCATCTGGGCATCGGAGCGTGCAAGTACCACGGTGGCAAACTGCCGAACCATACCAAGCACGCGCTGACGCAGGAGGCCAAGGTGTTCTTCGGCACGCCGATGGAGATCAACGCCATGGACGCGTTGATGTGGATGATCAAGGTCACGGCTGGCGAGATCAAGTGGCTGTCCGACCAGATGGCTGGCCTGCAGGAGAAGGACTGGGTGGAGGACACCATTGCGGGTAGACAGTTCCACCTGTATGCCCGTGAGCGGCAGAAGCGCGCAGACAGTTTGGCCCGCTACTCTGCGCAAGCGATCAGCCTTGGTATCGCAGAGCGCGCTGTCAAGATGGCGGAGACCTACGCCGACCTGCTGGCGCGGCTCATTCAGGGCATACTCGGTGACCTGGATTTGACGCCGGAGCAGCGGGCCAAAGCACCCGTGATCGTGCGCAAGCATCTGATTGCCATCGACGGTGGCATGCCTGACGCTGGGCACGCGAGCCATGCGCGGCTCGCGCTGGAGGCTGGTAGGAGTGAAACAGGTTGAGTCCCATGACGACGTCATTGATCTCGTCACCCAGTGGCGACTCAGGCAGCTGCTCGAAGCTCGGGTCCAGTACGGCACGGCGTTACCTCTTGCTGAAACGACTGAAGACCTCCACCAAATGATCGCTGCCAAGGAGCGCGGTTGTCCAGACGATCTGCTACTTCAGATCTATCTCCCGTAGCCAAGTTGCCTGCCGGCGTGGGCTCGCTGGCAATCGACAGGCTGTACCCTCCCGAGGATCCGTGGATAGCGGATCCTGTTGGTTGGTTCCATGACAAACTGGGCCACCATCTGTGGAGCAAGCAGGTTGAGATCCTGGAGTCAGTCAGGGACAACCGCATGACTGCGGTGAAGTCGTGCCATGGCCCAGGCAAGTCCTTCACGGGCAGCGGCGTGATCGGGTGGTACATGGACGTGCACCAACTCGGCTCTGCGTTTGCCGTTACCACGGCTCCGTCATGGCCGCAGGTTCAGGCGATCCTGTGGCGTGAGATACGTCGTCGTCATCGAGAGGGTGATCTAAGGGGACGGATCACGCTCGACTGTCAGTGGCATATGGGTGATGTGGGCACCAAGCGTGCTGATCAGAGTGAGGAACTGATCGCCATGGGTCGAAAGCCTGCTGACTACGATGAGGACACGTTCCAGGGCATTCACTCGCGTTACTTCTTGGCAGTGCTAGACGAGGCCTGCGGCATTCCGCTGTCGCTATGGACCTCAGTTCTCGCCCTGGTGACGAACGAGAATGCGCGAGTGCTTGCCCTGGGTAACCCAGACGACCCGAACAGCCACTTCGCCAAAGTGTGTAAGCCTGGCTCGGGCTGGAACGTCATTCAGATCAGCGTCTGGGATACACCCAACTTCACCGGCGACCACAACTGCGCGGTATGCGGGCAGTACATGGGCGACCTGGTGATGGAGAGCCTGGTCAGCAAGATCTGGGTGGAGACCGCACGTCAGGAGTGGGGCGAGGGTTCACCGACGTGGGTGGCAAAGGTGGATGGCGAGTTCCCAGATGTCAGCGACGAGTACCTCATCTCTCCGGCGCTGATTCAGTACTGTTGGAACCAGGACCTGCCCGGTCTGGGCGTGGGCCGCTATGGCGTAGATATTGCGCGCTACGGGGTGGACCATTCCGTCATCTATCGCAACCGTGATGGTGTGGTGCGACTCACCGACCGCTGGAGCAAGACCGACACCATGACGTCAGCGGGCAAGATCCGCACCTGGATGACGTCACACGGTAACTACACGCCGCCAGCCACGATTGACATCATCGGGGTAGGTGCCGGCGTGTACGACCGGCTGAGAGAGCAGCGCCTCAACGTTGCCCCGCATCAGGGCAGCCAGGCAGCAAGCAATCCGGCCAAGTTCAAGAATCGGCGTTCAGAAGTCTGGTGGACGTTCCGCGAGCTCATGGAGGCTGGTCTCATCGATCTGGACCCGGCCGATGAGACCTTGGCCGCCCAGCTAGGGTCGGTCAAATGGAGCGTTGACAGCGCTGGCCGAATCTTCGTGGAAACGAAAGAGGACATGCGTGAGCGTGGCCTACCTTCTCCTGACCACGCTGATGCAGCCATCCTGTCCACGGTCAGCGCTGTCACCGTTCTCGACATGAACGCTGTCTCGTCAACCGCAACGATCACGGGTGATCTGTTGCACAAGAAGATGTGAGGAGGGATCATGGGACTAGCATCACCGAAGGGCGGTAAGGGATCGTACCAGCCCATGGCGAAGGTGCCGAAGCCCATCAAGGCTCAGCCGATCAGGAAGGTTGGCAAGGCCAGGAAGGTGCCTCGGGCATAGTCATGGCCGACTGGTGGACAAAGGGATATCCGGGTGGGCCCATGGTAGCGGTCAGAGGCTTCCCGCGTCCTCTGTACCCACCCGATGCCAACAAGCAGGGCAAGAAGCCCAGCGTGGATGGCCCCGACGTCGAGGCCTACAAGCGCACGGTCAGCCGTGCCGGTCGTTGGCTGTGGCAGCCATTCGACCAGGACTTCAGCAATCTCTTCAGTCACGGCAAGAGCGGCAACGTCGTTGACACCGGCATCGCCGGGATCCAGCGCCAGCAGAACATGGACGACACGGGTTGGGTCGGCGAGAAGACGTTCAACACGCTGCGCTCCATCAGGATCCCCGAAGGACTGCCTCACGCCGGAGAGCCAGCCATGGACGCCCGTTCCGTGGAGCTCATCAATGCCGCGTGGGATCAGTTCAAGGGGAAGGAGCCTGCGCAGCCACCCCCAGCCGTAAAACCCCAGGCTGCGCAGGCTCGCCTGAAGAAAGCGGTTGCGGAGATCGGGGTCAAGGAGTCGCCGGCAAACTCCAACCAGGTGAAGTACAGCCAGTGGTACAACATGATCGGGCCATGGTGTGCGATGTTCTGTACCTGGTGCGATCAGACCGGTGAGGCTCCGACCAAGTCATTCGTGAAAGGTCAGTACTACGCATATGTACCGTATATCGTCTACGACGCGCGTATGGGCTACCGGGGTCTGAGCATCACGAGCGATCCTCAGCCGGGCGATCTCGTCTGCTTCGACTGGGATCGCAACGGGGAATATGACCATATCGGTATCTTCGAGAAGTGGGTGAACAGCAACCAGTTCAAGTGCATCGAGGGCAACACCAGCGCCTCCAATCAATCCAATGGCGGAGAGGTCATGCGGCGTGACCGATACGTTTCCGGTCAAGCTACGGTCTTCGTCAGGGTGAAAGAGTGAAGGGACGGAACTTTGCAGCATACTCCGTTCTCGCGTTGGCACTCGGAGTATCAATCTCAATCATCGTCCTCACGGCTGGGATCGTGTGGACGGCGATCGAGCATGGAAACACGGCATCGTCCCTTACCGAGAATGAGACGCAGGTGCTCATCTCATCGTTCAGCGGCATCTTCGGGCTGCTCGGTGCCTTCATTGGGTACCAGGTGGGCAACGGAGACAAGCGAGATCGGTACCCGAGGATGACTGATCTGCCGGAGCCGCCGAATGACATCGAGGATACAAAGGAAAGGTGGCCGACACCATGAAGCGTGAGTATGGCCTGACAGAGATCGCGGTCATTGCCATTGCGATCATCCTCCTCATCGAACTGATTCACACCTGGTAGTCAGATGCCTCCTGTCGGTAGACCACGGATCACGACGACGCAGGGCGCACGTCCTCCCGTCAACCTGATCGGCGTCGCTGATCCGTTCAACTACGGGGTCGGCCTGAATCCGCAGACAGGCGGCGTGGCTCCGTGGCACATGTTCATCGATCTACAGGAGACAGTGCCAGAGTGGTTCTGGCCGAACAGCGTCTGGACAGCGGAACAGATGCGCACGGACTCGCAGCTGGCTGCCCTACTAACGTCCGTGATGTGGGGGATCAGCCAGCTGCGGTTCGTGATTGACCCGAATGGCTCTCGCGCGTCGCTCGTTGAAGAGATCAGCCAGGATCTCAACCTGCCGGTGATGGGTGAGGATCACAAGCCGCAAGGACGGCTGAAGGGCAGGTTCAGTCATCCACGTTTTGTCCTGCAGTCCATGCTGTCCGTTATCTACGGTCACATGTTCTTCGAGCAGAACGGTGAGGTGGTGGATGGCAAGTGGCGTCTGCGTAGGATGTTCCCGATCATGCCTCGTACGATCGCGCAGATGAACGTCGAGGATGATGGCAGCCTCGTGAATGTGGTGCAGTGGGCGAGTAGGAACTCGTTCCTGTCAGCAAACCCACCGCTGTCCTCATTCGCCGAGCCGATCCCGGTTGACCGGCTCACCGGCTACATCTTCCAGATGGAAGGGATGAACTGGCACGGTCGCAGCATGATGCGCGACTGCTTCAAGGATTGGGTGCTGAAGGACCGCCTGATGCGAGTGGAGGCAATCAACCACGAGCGTGCCGGCGGTGTACCATATGCCGTAGGTCCTCAAGGTGCAACGATGACCGAGATTGAGGACCTGGGCCAGATGATGCAGCAGTTCCGCATCGGCGAGACCGCCGGTGGCGCTGTTCCCTATGGCAGTTCGCTTCACATCGCCAAGGGTTCCGGTTCCGACATCGACGCAACGATCAAGCGATACGACGAAAGCATGGCTCGTCGTTTCATGCTGATGCTCGCCAATCTGGCCCAGGGTGGGGCGCATGTCGGCAGCTACGCGCTGGGGGAGACGTTTGAAGACTTCTTCCTCGTCGCGCAGCGCCACATCGCGCAGTGGTACTGCGACATCACCAACGAGCACATCATCGAAGACATTGTCGACTGGAACTACGGCGAGGACGAGGAGTTTGTCCCGAAGATCACGTGGGAGCGCACGAGTGAAGACAGCCTGGGCGTGGAGCAGCTAGCCACCCTAGTTCAACGTGGCGTGATCATCGTGGACGAGGAACTGGAGAATGCCATCCGTTACAAGTACCAGCTGCCGAGCCGCAGCACACCGAGGCCGAACATCATCGTCGGTCCTGGTGTACCACGGCAGCCGCAGGAGCTTGCCCCTGGGCAAGTTGTGCCACCGCGAGGGGAGTTGCCAGAGTCTGCACAACCCGTTCCTCCTGGTGCGGGTGTGACACAACCCCTGCAACGGACACAGGCCGCAGGGGACCCGTCGGGTGCTCCCTCCTCGGGTTCCCCTGCGACTATCAGAGCTTCCTTCCGCAGATGGTTGGGAAAGAAGCCTGATGTCATGGCATCGTCTGCGCCAGCACTTGTCACGGTAGCAAACGTGCCGATCTTGCACGCCGGAGTGGAGTACCCGCTGAGCACAGGGCCAAGGACATTCACCCCAGAGGACCTGCGTGATGCCGTGATGGCGGCGAACGAGGACAGCAGCGTTCCTCGTCCGCGCCTGAAGATCGGTCATATCGATCCTCGGTTCAACGATGCCCAGGTCTTCGATGGCTCACCGAGTTTCGGCGTTGCAACCAATCTCCGTCTGTCGGATAACGGCACGACGGTGTACGCTGACTATGTCGGCGTTCCCAAGTGGCTGGCGGACATCATGCCGGCAGCCTATCCCTCGCGCTCGGTAGAGGGGTACAGTAATGTGCCTGCCTTCGCACCTGAGGGACAGCAACTGGAAAGTCAGATGGGCAAGCGGTGGCGTTTCGTGATCTCTGCCTGCTCATTGCTCGGCGTACAGTGGCCGGGCATCTCCGTACTTGAGGATCTTCCTCAGTTCTACGGCGAAGAGATACCGGATGGAGTTACCATCGACCCGGCGCTCTTGCAAGGAGGCGATCCAATGAGGTTGTTTGGCAAGACTGCTGCGTCGGTGAATCTCGACGACGTGCGCAGAGCTTTCTATGGCGAGTACGTTCCAGCCAATCCAGAGAAGAACTGGTGGTGGGTTCAGGCTGTGCTGATGGACCCGAACGAACTCGTTGTGGAAGATGACGAGTCCGGTCAGCTGTACAAGCTGTCCTTCTCGTCGGACAAGGGAGCAGTCAGCTTCGGCGATCCGCAGCCGGTTCGCATCGACTACATCCCCGAGACGGTCGAGGCGTACAAGGCTGCTGCCTCGTACGTTGCAGCGACACTGGCGGTAGGCAGGGAAGTGGCCGCCAGCTGGAACACAAGGGATGAGAGCATCCCGCAACCCGACACAGGAGGTTCGATGGATCCCAAGCTGATCCGCGATCGCCTGGGACTGCCGGAGGAAGCAACCGACGCGCAGGTCCAGGAGACCCTCCGCGAGCTCAATGCCGCTGCCGGCATCATCGAGCCGCAGGTGCCAACACCGCCTGCTGCCGAGCCGACACCGGCGGACGAGCCGATCGGAGAGCCTGTCGCTCCTCCGGCAGAGCCTGTGGCTCCTGCCGCTGTGGCGGCAAGCGCACTTCCTCCGGGAACAGTCCTGGTGGACAAGGCGCAGTACGACGGCCTTGTCGCAGCCACCAACGAGTCGCGTGACTTCATTGCGGAGCGCCGCAAGGAGAAGCGTGACGAACTGGTGACCGCTGCGATGAAGGACGGTCGCATCGCTCCGGCCAGCAAGGATCACTGGCTGAACTACCTGGAGCACGATCCCAAGGGTGAGGAGACGCTTGCGTCTCTGCAGCCCGGTCTCATCCCGGTCGAGCTTCGCGCAACGGCGGTTGGCGGCAATGGCGAGGAGGGAGACGCTCTGTCAGCGGATCAGGTGAGCGAGTGGTCTGCTCAGCTGTTCCCCGAGGTCCGTGCGCAGAAGGAGCAGGACGCAGCGGTCGCCGCTTCGGCGGGTGGCATGCGGCGTTCGCGCATCGCTGCCGACGGGCACTACACAAGGCGGTGATGGCGTGAACAACGAGTGCATCACCTACTTCGAGGGTGCGTACACCCAGAAGGTCACGGTGCACGCTGGGTACGCCATGACGGGCAAGACCCTGGCCGGTCCCAAGACCGGCTACCAGGGCTCAGGTCCGGCTCTGGCACCCGACCCGCTGGCCGCCAACGACGGTGGCAACATGGTCGTC